TAGGCAAGGCAATTGATAAACTTATTGATGTGGCAAAGGATTCTGAAAACCCTATGCCAACCTGCATACAGTGCAAAAGCAATAAGCACATGATTTTAGAGGGATGGCACTATGCTTGTGAAATGTGTCAGTTAGAATATTCAGAAGATTAACTACTAAAGAAAATGGATAACAGCGTACAACTAATAGACTACATGGGCAGTGATAAGCTACATTCACTGTCTGCATGGGCAAGCACCTTTCTGGAATTAGAAATTGAAATGCCTGCAAAAATTGAAAATAGAGTTGATGCAATTGTAGATTACATTCTTGCCAACTCTAAGCGGATGCGAAGTATAGAAGATTTGCTAAGGTTCTTAGCGGAGAATGAACACGAAAGCCCGTTTAGAATGAGTGGCTTTGTATTCACAATGACAACCGAGATAGCAACACATATTCAGAAACTAAAGCATGCAGTTATCTTAGAGGCAGAGAATGGAGAATCAGCTAGATACAAGGAACTGAAAGAAGGTAAGTTTTATTTGCCTAGTGATTGGTTAGACTATGGCGATGTAGGTTATTATTGGTATCATAGACTAAAAAGCAATTCAGAAGCCTTAAATCAATTTTATTCTGACTGCTTAAGTGATTTGATAGATGCAGGGATGCCAAAGGCAAGAGCAAAAGAATCTGCCAGATATTGGAAAATGTATAACAGCCAAATCAATACAGTAAATAAATTTAGCTTTGATGGTGTAATGCAGTTTGCAAAAAAGCGTGGTACTTCACATGCTCAAAAAGAGATTAGAGAAATAGCATTGCAGATGGTACAGGCTGTAAAGGATATTGAAGGCAAGCCGTTTGAATATAGCTTAAAAGCCTTTGGGTATTAGTATAACGATAAAGATATGGGCTGATTTTCAGCCGACTTAAACAGATGAAAACTATGAAAGCAAAGGAATTTATATTATCAGAAAGTAAGGCTTACCGAGATGCGGTGGATAATGGCTATGACATCCGAATGGATGAGAAAGAGATATTATACTGGATGGAAAGATACGCAGAATATAAGGCTGAAAATTTGCCTATATCGCCTGTTGTAGGGCAAAGCGAACAGTTAGTTTGCGACCACCCAGAAGATGAACAAACTTGGATGAGAAGTGGTAAAGCAAGCTATTGTAATAAGTGTGCTGAAATGGTAAAAGCAAACTAATTGCCTACAACACAAAGCTATCAGGCGTTTTAATGCTCTGATAGCATTAGTTATACTTTTTTGAATTGTCAAGAAAAAAGCGTATTATTGTGGATTGATTTCACTTTAATACGCTTTTCTTATGAAAGACTTCATTATAAACATGGCTGTTTCTATTCTTGCAGAAGCTATCAAAGCAAAGCCAGATTCAAAAGTAGCAAAGTTTTTGCTGAATGATAAGTTGAAAAACACTATCAAAGATGTTGCAACCTACTATGTGCAACTAGAAATGGTGGCAGAAAAAGAAGATGAAGCATAATGAAAGATAAAGGCACAGCGTACCTTTGGTGGTTCTTCACAGGCTTGATAGGTGGGCATAGGTTCTATCTAGGCAAACCGTTTACAGGCATGCTACAGGCTGTAACTTTTGGAGGTCTTGGTATTTGGGTTCTAATTGACCTGTTTACTATACCTTATCAGGTGGCTAGATTCAATAAAAAGCATTTCCGTGAATTAAAAGAAATAAAAGATGGAATTCCTCTCTGATAATATCGCAACAATAGCAATAGTAATTTGCTGTTTAGCATATCTAGTTCTATTGTATCTCAATAAAGATGACTTTGACAGACTTTGACACTTAGAAAATGCCTAATACATCAGTCATAAATGGAATAAGCAAACAGGAAAGTGCAACAGGTATTTATACCTACCTATTCCCTATTGCAACACTGACAGCCAATAATGCTGATTCAAACCGTATTGATTACTTCATCAGAACACAAGGGGGAAAGATTGAGTTTTCACAAAACCTCTCAGACATAACAATCACATACGGGGCAACAACAGCCGAGCAGTTTTGTGATGCTCTTTGCATATTAGGTGCATACAGTGATAAGGTAAGCGCAGCAGGAAGTGGAGGTGGTGGCACTATTAACTTCCTTGCTCATCAAATCATAGTAACAGAAGCAAGCCATTTCGGAACGCTTGACCCAACTAAAGAGTATTTCTTAGATGGAGTAATTGACATGACTGGCGTAAGTCTTGACCTTTCAAGCTTGCTAACTTTGAAAATTAGAGGTTATGATTTTAACCTTTCAGGGCTAGTTTGTGCAGATGACTCTTATACAATGTTCACAGGCACATCAGTAGGAGATATGCTATTTGATAATTTTTTTATATCAGTAAATGGAACAGGCTCAAAAGTTTTTGGAGTAACTGGCACGGGGAATAATGCACTAGAGCAAACAGCAGTGAATTTCAATAACTGCACAAGCCGAGGGGAAATAACAAGCTTTAGGCAGGGGCTAGCTACTCGTATGGGATATTTTGGAGGCACTCCTGAATTAACTTTTTCAGGGGCTTGGAATGGATATAGAGAGCAGACAAGTATAGCGAGGGGCTTTGACAACTTTACAGCATTCTACAAGGAAGGCACAGGACTAACCTTTTCAGGAAGATTTATCACAGATATAAACATTGACCTGCCAGCCACGGGCGCACTGCTCAACTTCCAACCTGCTAATATCACAAATGATGAATCTCTCATTATCAAAGGGGTATTTGTAACTAGGTCAGGAGTAATAAATTCAGCCGATACAGGGTTAAGCCCAAACATAGATGAAACATCAGTAAAAAGCAGATGGGCAGATAATACAGGTATTAGGTCAACAGTTAAGAAGATTTCGGCAAAGATTACGACCGAGGTAGAAACAGTCATAGCTGTAATTAACACATACTACCCTCTTCTAGGTACTTTCACAGTTGACAAGCAAAGTCATCTTGATATGCCAACCAATGGGCAATTTCGCTTATTGTCAGGCACAGATGTATATCAGATTGTAGCCAACTTAGAAATAGAAGGAACGGCAAATGATTTGTTGGACATCAGAATAACTAAAAGCACAGATGAGGGGGCTACATTCCCTATTGTGGTAAATCACATCAGTAGAGTAGTGAACAATTTGGCGGGGTCTAGAGATGTGGCTTTTTTTCCTATTAACTTTGTTGAGGAGTTTAGCAAAGACGACAGGTTTAGAATTGAGATTGAAAACAAGAGCGGTGCAAGGAATGCAACAGCAGGTATTGATAGTTATATTTTTGCAAAGCAATAGTTTTGCATTTTTTTTTGTATATTTGTTTCATAAGTTTCAGAAATTATTGAAAGTTGAATAATTAAGTTTTTTCAAGATGGCACATGGAGGCGCAAGAAAAGGCGCAGGGCGCAAATCAAAAGATGAAGAGCAGGCACTAATTGAAAGGCTTAGCCCTTTATCTGATAGTGCTTTTAAGGCTTTGGCAAGCGCAATCAAAGAAGGACAGAGTTGGGCAGTTAAGATGTATTTTGAGTACATGTATGGCAAGCCAAAAGAAACTATAAACCAAAAGACGGAAATAGTAGTACCTGAAATTGACTGGGATGGCGAAGATTAGCCTATTACCTCAATACAAAGTTCTAAAGAATGAAGACAGATACACAATTGTAACAGGTGGCAGGGGTTCTGCAAAGTCTTTTCATGTATCTGTTTTTTTGCTATTGCTTACGTATCAAAAGAATGAAGTGATTCTTTTCACTAGGTACACAATGACATCAGCTAGGAAGTCAATTATACCAGAGTTCAAAGAAAAGATAGAATTGATGGGCGTAGAAGATGCCTTCATTGTCAAAGATACCGAAATTGAGAACCGATACACAGGAAGCAAAATAATGTTTTCAGGTATTAAAACGAGTTCAGGCAATCAGACTGCTAATCTTAAATCTATTACAGGCTTAACTTGTTGGGTGCTAGATGAGGCAGAAGAAATGGTTAATGAAGATGAGTTTGACAGGATAGACCAGAGCATTAGAAAGGCAGGCAAGCACAATAGGGTGATCATTGTTATGAACCCGTGCGAAAAGCAACATTTCATTTATAAGCGGTTCTTTCAATCAGGTCATTCAGAAGATACAACATACATTCATACTACCTACTTAGACAATATTAAGCACTTAGCAGATGGCTTTGTGAGAATAGCAGAAAGGGAAAAGACAAACAATGTTGAAAAGTACAATAGGCAGTATTTAGGGCATTGGGGTAGTGCGGTTGATTTGGTTTTTCCTTCTGGCTTTGATGTTTACGATAGTGAACCTGATGCAGATAGCATTGATTGGAGATACTATGGTGGTGATTTTGGGTTTAGTAATGACCCTACTACAATCATACAGGCAACTAAGCAGGGGCGCAATCTATACTTAAAAGAGGTGCTTTGGCTTGATGGCTTAACAAATAGCATGATTGGTGACCATATCAAAGGGCTAAACTTGCAAGATGATATAATAGTCTTTGATAGTGCAGAGCCTAAAAGCATTAAGGATTTACAGATACAAGGCTGTAGAGTTGTGAAGGCTAGAAAGGGCGTAGATAGTGTGCATTACGGCATTCAAAGGCTATACGATTTTGATATACACATTCACAAGGATAGCAAGAATTTACAGAATGAATTTGAGTTGTACAAGTGGAAAAGGAATATAGGCACGGGAGAATATTTGAGAAATAGCAAAGGGCATAAAGTGCCAGTCGATGCCGACAATCATGGCATTGATGCAACAAGATATGTAGTAAGTTACTTTTATGCTGAATAATAAGCAGTGAAGATATACAAAGAAGAAATAGGCAAAGATACATTCTACAGGTTAGGTGATTTCTTAGCAGGGTTTGGAGGTACAAAAGTGACCAGACAAATACTGATTAAAGAGGGCTATATCTGCAATCCCTTTGTTTACAACATTACTAATCGAGTAGCTGAAAAGATAGCATCATTGCCTTTTAAGTTCATTGACAGTAAAGGCAATGAGATTGAGAAAACACAGAATGAAATTGCTG